CGTTGACGAGAAGCGCAAACTTGACATGCAAGAAGAACGCGTTAAAGAGTTGCGTTCAATCCTTGAAATGGCAATAGGTAATGCAGAGGCATTGGAGTACAACGGACAAACACTTCTTACATACAAGAGCAACAAAGACAGCATGGCGTTTGACGTTAAATCATTTGAAGTTGCCTACCCGGAAATGTACGAACAGTTCTTGATGCCACGCAAGGGAGCAAGAGTAATGAGGCTCAAGGAAAAGTAATGATGTGGATGGTATTAACTTGTATTGCTTTATTGGCGTTTATCGTTTGGGGAACTAATGGCTAAAAAAGAAATCTGTCAGCATGGGTATGAGAAAGAGCAATACAACGGCGAGACAGTGTTTATTCAGTATTATTCATGGTTTTGCCCGGATTGTGGTCAGCGTATAGAAAAGGATTAGTATTTTTTCATGACTGTCGTTGTGGCTCTAACTACTCAAAGTGGCTCCTACATGGGGGCTGACTCAATCTCGGTTGATGACGAGGGCCTTTACACAATCAGTGCGACTCCCAAGGTAAAACAGATTGGTGATTTGCTTGTTGGTTTTGCTGGTTCATGGCGCGGTGGTTATTTGGCAATGAAATCGCTTGAACGTCTTGCTAACCCAAGCGTTGAACAATTTGTCAATCAGTATCCCAACGACGAAAAAGGTTGGTCACTTTTGATTATTGAGAAGGGCAAGATTTACGAGATAGATGATGACAAGTCAGTTACCGAAATCAAGGGAGACAAAGACGGTGCTTATGGCGCTATCGGTAGTGGCACTGCTATTGCTCTTGGCGCTTTGTTTACCGACCACATTGACAAAGCAAGTGTCGGAAACGCGCTTAAAGCGACACAAGCACATTTCGCCAATGTCCGAGAACCGTTCGTTGTATTAGAAACTGGCTTCTTTAGTGAGTAGGAAAATCGGAAAATCGGAAAATTGGAATGGCACTAACAACTGAAATTGTAAACATAGACAGCGTTATCCCTCACCCAATGAATGTTCGACAAGGCGACGTTGGGGCAATCATGGAGAGCCTTCAACTGCATGGCCAGTACCGTACAATCGCCGTACAGAAGTCAACCAAATACATTCTTGCTGGCAATCACACTTGGAAAGCAGCAAAAGCACTTGGCTGGACTGAGATTGCAGTAAACGAGATTGACGTTGATGACGAGCAGGGGGCCAGAATCCTGCTGATGGACAACCGAGCAAATGACCTTGCTACCTACAACGACAATGGACTGGTTGAGATTTTGCAGATGTTGGCAAACACACCACAACACCTTGATGGAACAGGCTTTGATGGCGATGACCTTGATGACCTGCTTTACAAACTTAACGGACCACCAGAGGAAAAGAAGAAAGAAGAACGTGAGGGTCGTTCAATCGTTCTTCCATTCCCTGACGAGCAGTATGAAGAAATGCTCCAACTGCTGAAACAACTTCGAGACCATTACGTGACCAGCAGCAATAGCGACGCAATACTAAAACTCTTGCAGTCCAGTTTTTAAGCGATACGCTAGATACATGAGCAATAGAAATCCTGAACCAGAGTTAGTAGATAAGGAACGGCGCGTACTTGAACTACGTCGTGCTGGTGCTACTTACGCTGACATTGCCAACACAGTCGGTTACGCCACTGCACAAGGCGCTTACCTTGCGTATGGTCGTGCGCTCAAAAGAACTCTCAACAAGGCTGGCTCAGAAGAAGCACGCGAGATGGAACTAGACCGATTAGACCGATTGCAAATTGTTTATTGGGAGAAAGCAGTCAAAGGTGAGTATCATGCTCTTGACCGAGTGCTTAAAATTATGGAACATCGCGCTAAGTATCTTGGGCTTTACGCACCAGCGCGTATGCAGGTAGAGGCAACCATTTATGACACAGACACGATTGACACCGAACTCGCCAAACTTAGAACCTTCCTTAGCAGCAATCCTAACCTCGCGTTGGAAATGGGAGAGTCAACTGGCGAGGCCGGAACAGATACCGAATGATGAAGGCGACTGGTCTGTTTATCTTTATTTAGCAGGTCGTGGTGCAGGTAAGACAAGAACTGCTGCTGAGTGGATTGCATGGCAAGCAAGCAAAAGGCCAAACACACGTTGGGCCGTAGTTGCTGCAACATTTGGTGACGTGCGTGACACATGCGCAGAAGGTGAATCAGGTTTAGTTCCCATCCTTCGTAGGTACGGCACACTCAAGAACTTCAACCGTTCAATGGGAGAAATAAAACTCAACAACGGTTCACTAATCAAATTGTTTTCTGCGGAGGACCCGGACCGTTTGCGTGGTCCTCAGTTTCACGGAGCGTGGTGTGACGAACTTGCAGCATGGCGCTACCCGGAGACATACGAGCAGTTACAGTTCACACTTCGTCTTGGTCAACACCCACAAACAATCATCACCACCACACCACAACCCAAGAAGTTAATTCGAGAATTGATTTCAAAGACCGATGGTTCAGTAGTGATTGTACGTGGTTCAACTTTTGACAATGCAAAGAACCTTGCACCATCAGCACTTCAACAACTGCGTAATCGTTATGAAGGAACGCGACTTGGCAGACAAGAACTTTTTGCGGAAATCTTGGAGGACACACCCGGCGCTCTATGGACAATGGACATGCTTGATGCTTGTCGTATTGACAACGTTCCTGAAATGTCTCGCGTTGTAGTTGCTATTGACCCTGCATCAACCAGCAATGAGAACTCGGATGAAACTGGAATTGTGGTTGTCGGTAAAGGAATTGATAATCGTGGTTATGTGTTGGCAGACAGAAGTTGTCGCATGTCACCTGACGGTTGGGCCAAACGCGCTATTGCTGCTTACGATGAATTTGAAGCGTCGCGCATTGTTGGAGAAACGAACATGGGTGGAGACATGATTGAAACCATCATTCGACAGTACCGACCAAACATTCCTTATCGAGGTGTTGTGGCTCGCAAGGGAAAAATTTTACGAGCGGAGCCAATCAGTTCGTTGTACGAACAGGGTCGAATCTCTCACTGCGGTGTCTTTCCTGAGTTGGAAGAACAAATGACCTCATGGGTAAGTGACCAGTCAGACTTCTCACCCGACCGCATAGATGCCCTCGTTCACGGCTTCACTCAACTTGGTATTGGTGCAGGAGGATTCTCTGATGCGTTCTTCAATAGTGTTGCTCCACCATGTCCGCATTGCGACCTTCCAAATGGAACCGACAAGACACATTGCTCAGGTTGTGGCAAACCACTACACTAAATTCAAACTAACCGAGGAGAATTGTGGCGTTATTTAGCCGTAAGAAAAAGAACGACGCTCTCGTTACTCAAATCGTTGCAGAGTTGCAGAAGGCCAGCAACAACATGGGTAACACTCCATACGGCGGAAGCGGATACGCAACAACATCAGCAGCAATGCCATCACAGATGACACCATCTCCGGGAAGTGGTGGACAAGGATTACTACAAACTCCCGGCATGCAAGCCAACCCACTCCCACGACCTGCGATGGATTTCGGTTCTCAACTCGGACCATCAGCACCATTCCTTCCTGCACCACTTGACCCTGTATTCGATGATTCAGGTCGCGCACTTCCTCGTCTATGGGAATACCCGGTTGCATGGAACCTTGACCTCAACCAACGCACCGCACCTTGGACTGTTCTTCGTTCAATGGCAGACCAGATTGACATCATCCACCGTTGCATTGAAATCAAGATTGCAGAAATCACTCGTCTTGAATGGTCGTTCAACGTAGAAGATGCAACCATCAACGCAATCATGGCGGAAGAAAGTTGTTCACACGCCAAGGCTGCTCGCATCGCGCGCGAGAAATACGACGAGGACATTGTTCGATTACGTGAGTTTTGGGAGAACCCATACCCACAGTTAGGTCGTTCATTTACCGAATGGATGACAGAGTTCTTATGGCAGCACTTCGTCTTTGACGGCACGCCTGTTTACCCTCGTTACAACTTAGGTAAAGACGTTATCGGTTTTGAAATTATTGACGCGCCAACAATTAAGGTATTGCTTGACAACAGAGGTGCGAATCCTGCTCCTCCTGCACCATCCTTCCAACAAATTCTTTGGGGATTTCCGCGAGGCGAATACCAGACATCACCTGACAGCGATGGAGAATTTTTTAACTCACCGGGTAAGAACAACGAATACTTGCGTGACCAACTTGCATACTTTGTTCGCAACCGTCGCACTTGGTCGCCCTATGGATACTCATGTGTTGAAGAAGCAGTGCCGTCAGCAACTCTTTACTTAGAGCGTCAACAGTGGATGAAGTCTGAATACCAAGATGGAACAATGCCAATGGCGTTCTTCGAAACAGACAGTGACGAAATGGACATTACTCGCCTTGCAGCATTTGAGCGTGTGTTCAACGACCGCATTGCTGGTTCAAACGCAGAACGTCACCGCATGAAAGTGTTGCCTCGCGGATTCAAACCAATCTTCGCACCAACAGTTGATGAGCGTTACAAGGACAGTTACGACAACTTCCTTATTCTTCGCATCGCAACAATCTTCGGTGTAGCACCATCAGCACTAGGAATCATTCCTCGCTCTGGTCTTGGTGGAGCAGGTGAGCGTGAAGGTGAAGCACAACACGCGCTTACGACTTCACAGAAGCCACTTGAATCATTCCTAATTGAAACCATCAACACATTGTCACGCCGATTCCTTGGTTCAGACAAAAACATTACGTTTGCATTTGACGACAACACTGACAACGTACAGGCAATGGAGACAAAGGCTAAGGCTTATCAAACATCACTTGCATCTGGTCAAATGACAATCAATGATGTGCGCGGTGAGTTGGGCATGCCACTTTTTGACAATCAAGAATCCGATGAACCTTTTATTGTTGCTGGTAACTCAATTCAATTCTTAAAGGGATTACTCGCAGTTGATTCATCTGGTGAAACAATCGGACAAAAGGAGAATACAAATGGTCAAATGGATACTGGGGCCGGAAGTAGTAATACCAACGAAGTCACCCAAAGTGCGCAAAGCAAGGATAAAAAAACAGAAAGCGTACAGAGCAGCGACACTCAAGTCAAAGCGCAGGAAACTGAGTTAAAGAACGCAGAAGCAAAAGCGTTTAGAAAGTTTCAAGAGAAGCCTCGCGCGCGCGAGTTTGTATTCAAGCACCATTCAGAAGATGAAGTAGAAGTTCTGAAAGCGCAGATAACAGATAACCCAAAAGGCGTTCCTTTACTTACTAAAGTAACCGCAGCAGACTTACCGGGTTATTCAATAAAAATAAAGATTGAAAAGCATTACGCACCGCAAATTGCCAGAGCGTTTGTTAACGCCGTTAAAGGTGTAGATGAAGCAATCGAAGAAGCCATCCGCACCAACAAAGCACCATCACCAGATTTCAAATTAAAACTTAAGTTTGATAAAACTCCACTTGAGAAGCCGTTGCGTGGTGTTTACATGGATGCTGGTTACGCTGGAACTGCTCACGCTATTCGAGAGATTCCCGGATTCAAACCAAAAGACTTATTAGGCCAAGCAGCAATTAAGAACGATTGGTCAACATGGAAGCCCGGCAACCCACTGGCATCAGACATGGTGAGTGGTGGCGCTCTGCGAAAGACGCTTGACCGTACTGGCATCACACTTGACGGAATCGGTAAATCAATGCTTGACCGCATTGGAAACGCTATTGGCATTGGTGTTTCACAAGGTTTGCCATCAACTCAAATTGGTGATTTGGTTAACTCACTCATCAATGACAGATCGGAAGAGC